GCGCTGACAAACATCTTCATGAATGCACTACGCAAACTAGGCACTTCTAATTGGTTTTCAATAATGACATAATGCAACATCACCCATCGCGCTTCGCCATGCCCAGCGGGAACATAAGCAAAGAATTTTGCGCCAACCGCGCCATACCAACTGAATTCAATTTTATACATTGTCACACGAGACAAGTCCAATTGCCATCCCGTGTCTGATTGATTTACACTGACTTGATCGCCATTCCAAGAAAGACGAGGAATCTTTGTCTCCAGGATAGACCCGTCTGGATTTGAGCGTTTGTAGATGATGTACAAATCACTGCCTTTTTCAAGTTGAAAATAATAACCATCGCCATAATCATTCCTGCATCCCCATTGAATTATTTCGCCATTGTGATCGCTTCCTGTTGACATACGAACACCCATGGTGAAACCCGTAACTCGACCAGGCTGATACCTGAATGTGCGCTTGCTTTCCCAATAAGCATTCATTACGCCATTGGTGAAGCCACCAGGAAATCTCCCGGTGTTGTCATCAATGGAATAAGTGAAACTGGTTGGCGGAGGATAGCAATAGGCTTGCAACGCGCTTTCGTACGGAAGATGCCTTCTATAAACACCAAAATCACCATCAAATGTGTAGTCAGAAGGATCGCGAGAATATGTATACGAAGAATTTGCCGCCCATTCTTTTCCATTGATGCCATAAATATTGACCGCATCAAAAAGGTTTAATGCAACTTCAGCGCGTTCAATACCAAGCAATGAAGTATCAACTTCACTTTGCTGTCTATTGGTTACGTCAACAGAAGCCGCTCTCTCTTCATCGTTTACCGTGACAATAGAAACTATATCGGGACGTGATGCAAGAATCAAATCCGAAAAAGTCTCTCCTGTTAATTGTTCTTGCGTATTCGGATCGATCAGATCAAGTCCAGTCGCAAAGTCGATTAATTCCGCATTAATTTCAGTTTGCCCAGCGCGTTGAGCATCCTCAGCAATTTGATAATAATTCTCAATATTATCCCGATACGAGCTTGTCATTAGCCCGCCTCCTTAAACTTGCTCTTCCCAAGTTAACGCAGCACTCGCATCAATGCTTCCCGAAGATGCTTGAGCAAATACATAAAGGCTATCGCCTTCGGTTGCAGTCAATGGATAGGAAAGATAGTCTTTGTTATAACCAAAGTAAGGAGCCAAGTCAATATCAACACCACCCTCGCCAACAAAAAACGTAGCAACAGTAGTGCCGCCCGAAACAGTGTTGATGCTAGAGCTTGTCGTCGCGTTAACTGGACTGAGAGATCCAGCGGAAGAAAAAGACGGCGTGCCAGATACAGTCGTTGGATTCTTGATAAGTCTGACAACTCCTCGTCCACTCGTGCCAACACCAAGTCTTGTAGGGTAAACTTGCATGCGATTACGAATCGAATTCACCTCTTCCTTGACTTGAATAGCAAGAAGCATTGTGCCGCTAGTGTCTACGCTACGATCGCTGCTATTGCTTTGACTGCGAGCAACAATTGTTCCTTTATCCCCTCCATCAATGTAATAAGAAGCGCCGTATTTATAAACAGAGTTTTCGTTTCCACTAGTCGCCTTTTGGACGAGATAACTAATAGGAAGCGTTGGATTGGCGAGGCTAGGGCTCGTAAGCTGATTCGATGCACGGATGTGGTGCATCCTCACCCATCGCGCTTCTCCTGTCGTTGTGGCATCAGGAACATAGGCCAAGAAATGACCACCAACAGCGCCATACCAGCTATATTCCGCTTTGAACATCGTAACTTTAGAGAAATCGATGTCCCAAACAGAAGTTAGGGTTTGGATGTTGCCATCATCATCGATAACAGTAGAGCCATTGCCATAAGTGATGTTTGGAGAATCGGCAGTGCCTCCAATTGAAATCGTGAAACTATCTTTTCCCGGTGTACGATCGGAGTAATATTGAGTGCGAGTATCTGCATCAAGTCTGTCGTGACTGAAATATTTACGCGGCACGCGATATTCGTAAGTGTATCGATAAGCATTGGGAACGGTTAAGAAGCTGGCAGAGACAGTCGCATTGCCATCGGAAGAAGCATTGCTGCCAATGCTATTACCAGTTCCGCGAAGGCTTCGATCAAATAATGCAGCATGAACATAAGTAAGACCAGCCCTGACAATCACTAAATCAACACCAGCAGTCCCCCTATCGCCATCGCCTGTATTGGGAGTGCGAATGCCAGTTTCGTTGCTCTCAAAGGCGCTGCTTCGCCTCACGCAATAAAGATTGACTTCCTTTGCTGCAGCTCCAGTTTGAGCGCCTCCTTGCACTTCAATATAATATCCATCGCGTTTATCAAATGCACCAAATTTTTTAATATCAGTTGAGTCAGTGGTCGTGTTCATTCGCACGCCAAATGTGGCAGCACTAACACGACCAGGCTGGTATCTAAAGAATCTTTTGCTGCTTAAAATTTGATATGCAGTAGTGGTGCCGGTTCCAAGGTTAATTTCGGCTGCGCTTTCTGTTGGGATGTGAGTGGTGGTTCCAGTGCCTTCGCTTTCCCATTCATTAGGATTGACGTCATAAGTGGTGACATCAGCGAAAATACCAAGCGCAACTTCAGCGCGAGGAATGCCAAGTAAGCTTAAGCTAACTTCACTAATTTGTTGATTTTGAACAGCAACAGGAACTGCTTCTTGGTCTGACGCAATGACAACAGGAAGACTATCCTTTGCCAATTGAGGGCCAGGAGGAATTGGTGCAGTACGGCCAACCGTAACAACACTTACGCCTTCTTTTAATTCGTCAGCCATGAGAATCTACGGGAAACAATTGGAAAGAGTGTTGCCAACAATAACACCACCAGCAACAACAGTGTCTTGCTTTAGTCTATAAACTGAACCACCAATAGCAGCATCAGTAACACCAGAAAGCGATGGAATAGTGAAAGTGTAAGGAGCCTGATAACTGATGTCAGTTAGTCCGCTGTAAATAGTGGAACTTGTACCATCATAATTGATTGACGATTCAGTGGTGCCACTAAACACAACTCGTTCCGTAGAAGCAAGACCATGATTGATTTGAGAAATAAAAACACCACTTGCAACTGAAATTAAATCTGAAAGTTCTTGCTCTCGTTCAATCCTTACATCCCAAAACATGGACAATGGAAGAGAACCTTGTTCTTGCGCGTAAGTGTTTGGGAAAAAAGTACCTCCAGTTGAAAATGGTTGATCATAGTTGTCCCATATCGTGCCAGTCTGACTTGACGTAAGCCAGAGCCTAATGCGACCGGCGCTTAATGGCTCTTGCTCCTCGATGTTGATGTCAACAATTTTTGTGTAAGAAGTGTCGGAAGTTTTTTTCCATACAGAAGAACACACTACAACATCATTTAAATTTACTGGCGTGCCATCTTCGTCTTGCAGTAACAAACTAATGCCATCAAAAAAATCACGCCGCAATAAATGCAGATTGATGATTGATAATGGAGTTGTAGTAAGAAAAGTGCTCATGCCGCAACTTCTCGATAAGTGAGCATTACAGTGTAATCAGCAGAACCTGCCAACACGGCATTAATCTTTTCGCCAGAATTGCTTTCAAACAAACCAAGAGGATTGCTCATGGTTAAGTTGCCTTCACCAGCGATGTGAAAAGGAGGCGTAAGATTAGTAGAGGCGCCGCTTTGAAATTGCACAGTGCAGCCAGAGTTGGCAGTGATTGCCATTGACATCACGCGAAGCTTATTGCTAGCCACTGCCGCGATCACATCACTACTCACGCCACTAGCAACAAATGCGCTCTTCAAGCTAGAAGTGAAGGCATCGTTATGAATGACGAACGGATCAGCGTTTGATCCAGCACCAGTAGCCTTCACATAAGCGTTGTTACCAGTTGCATCAAGCCCGAAAAGATTGGCCATGTCAGAAAATTAAGAACAAATAACGTTGGTTTTGTAATATTGTACCATCAGATCTGTTAATGACTTGAGGCGTGGTGAAATCAAATTCAAGAGGACTTGTTTGAACTTTTGGCGCATCAGAAAATGCAGACCTATCGCCGTTGACGGTGATTGTGATAATTCTAGCTCGATAAGACGAATCCAGGACGTAGTTATCAGCGGGAAAACGAATAAAGTTGCCAGCAGTTGTTCCAATCGTCACCCATTGCTCATCTACAGTATTTTTAATCTGCACTTCAAACGATTCAATGTCAGGGTGATTGCGTGGTGGATTCCAGCACACAGCAGGATTAATTGCGTTCAATACTGAATAATCGGAGAACTGCGGAAAGTCCCAGTAGATTTCGTTGTAAGCCATTAACCGTAACTCTCCAATACAATTGTCGCACCATTGACGCGAGGCACCACTCTCGGTCTGTTTGTTTCAGCGCGATAGTTTGACAATAACGTATCATTATCGGCAATGCTGAATTTGCTTTCGTCGTACAAAGAAGCCAATACTGTTACGATGCCATCGTCCTCGACAAGAGACGTGACGCGAAACTTCCTAACGCTACTATCGTTCTCCTGCAGCACCCAAGGAGCGCCAGCGACGGGAGCGGAGGGCAATGGAGAGGAGAGATTAAGGACTGACGTGCTTCCTGCTCCGTTCGTCACAGATCGCGTTTGAATGGTGCCATTAGGAAGCATCACTGAAACTTGATACGTTGACCCTCCAACAATCGTGAATGGTGCGTCAATCGTTATAGCACTTGTAGTGGAAGACACCACTCTTCCTCCATAGCGCTTTCCTTCTTTCGCTGGATCTGCAATGCCAATGATTTCACCAGGTAGGATAAAAAGCCCTTCGGACGCCACTTTAAATGTGACCACTTCCGTTTCAAGTTGGTCGCTAAGCAGCGTCCATCGACCAATGCGTTGCGCTTGGCCTTGTGATGTAGTGCCTAAAGCCCTGATGTTTGTTTCCCTGTAGCCATAACGTTCAATGCCTGCTCTATCTTCAACGTATTCCGTTTTGGTTTTGTATTGATCTTCAGGATCGTTCCATGACACAAGCGCAACAGTTTTACGGGCTTTTCTTGCAGTGCCTTCGTATTGAAATGGTGGACTAGACATTTCGCCATTGTCGTCCGTTTCTTGAATGACGTTTGCCGGAGAGAAAATCCTTGTCATTGATTTTGGTTTATCTTGAATGCCAACAATTGTGCCTTCGCTGAAATAAAGCATGCCGCGAAAAGCAGCAGCAATCGCATTCAGCACTTCATAAGCTTCTCCTCGATTTGTGATGTAGGCATTAAACGTAAAGCGTGGCTCGAAACCGCCGGTTCCGTTTGGCACTAATTGGTCACAGTATTGAGCAATGGAATAGAGAGAATAGCGGTCGATGTCATTTTCAGTGACAAATTCTCCAGCGCCATATCTCGTGTTAGTCAACAAGTCATAAAACACCCAAGCAGGATTGTTGCTATATGCTGTCTTGAACGTGCCATTCCACACGCCGCTGTAAGTGCGTGAAATTGGATTGTAATTGTTTGGCACTTTTAACTTGATGCCAAGTAGTTCTGCTGATAATGTTGGAACAGACGTGAAGCCTTCCGCCCTAGCTTTAACGCCAATCAACGCAGTGTTGGGATAGGAAAACGAACGATCGAGAATGCCAACAATTGCCTTAAAAAACACTTGATAAACATGTTGCCTGTCTTCGCCGCTTCTATCGGCAGCGTCAGGACTATTCATTTCAACTTCCACCACCCATGGGCCAGTGCCAATTAAATTGAATTCGTATTCAAAATCAACTGGTGTACGGCTTTTGCCATTGATGGTTTTCCGAGAAACGACAAAATTACTGCCGCCTTGTGGCCTGA